GCCTGGAACAATTTGATATTTTCCTGCTGCATATAATTTCCCAGAAGCCTGGTGATTCATAACTTCTTGGACCGTCATATCAGGTAAGTTCTTACCAAGAATTGTTGAAGCATCATGGGTACTACCAACGATACGACCACCACGGGTTCCTTGATTCATGGAGTTGTACCCACCCTCACCACTTGCAATCAAATCAAAGAGAGGAGCAGCAAATCCCACACCACCGCCTTGAGTAGTTTGAGGGGAAGATGGTAAAGAAGCACTTGCCAATCCTAACTTTTGCCTTGCCTCTGCTTCTGTGGCACCCAGATATCCTCGGGTCTCATTGGAATAATATCCACCAGCTGCCTTGAAATAAGGTTTGCTTGCTGACGTTTCAAGTTCTTGTACTTTACCTTCTTCTTTTCCCCCGGGTTGAAACAAAGCAGTTAAGAATGCTTTTGGTGTTTCTATAAGTGCCCTTGGTCCAAGGATAGCAGTGGGGTCAATAATTTCCTTGCCACCGATTCCTGGAACCCAACCAGGAATTTCAAGTTTTGGTAAAGCGTCAAAGAACCTTCCCACAAAACCCTTCGCCCAATCAAGTATTTTACCACCAATATCTCCTACCGATTTAACGGCATTCATAATCTTTTGACCTGCTTCTTTAGGATTTTTATTAATAATCAGCGAATAAGCAACATCACCCATCACCTCACCAACTAGACCACCAATAATAGGACCAAGAATAGGAATTGGTATTGCGAACCCCAAAAACTCACCAAGACCTGCACCGATTGCCTTAAATGCTGCTTGCCCAAGAGATTGAGTGGGGTCAAGAGCATTAACTATAAAAACAATTAATGGTCCGACTACAGGTATCCTAGCACCCTTCGTAAAATTACCTGCCTTTTTCAAAGCAGGCGAAGCATCTGCTAGTGCTTGAATTTCTTTAGGATTAACAATATTAAATAACTTTCTTAAAAAATTGTTTCCCTTTACTACAGCACCATAAGCACCCCTTTGAAGATTAGCACCGCGACCACCAAAAGCAGTTCCAGTTTGTAGATTTGCTTTCAGACCTGCCAATCTACTAGCGCGTGCTGGGGTTGTAGTAGCACTGACTTGTGTTCTGGCAAGATTTTGTCTATATTGTCTTCCCTTTCCTGCTACTTGATTACCTCTGGCATCCGATCTGGGCACAAAACCGGCAGGTCTTGATGCTTTTCCTGCACCAGATCCCGTTGGTGTTGCTTTAGTTTTTCCCTTCCCACCACCTTTATCTGGTGATTTAGGAATTGGTCTCAATCCAAGTCCTCTTCTTATCAAATTAAGACCCATTCTGGCAAAATTGAAGATAGCATTACCTAATCTCCTAAAACCAGATGCGATAGCACTACCTGCCATTCTGAATGGTTTGGTAGCAATTCTTACACCAGTCTTCAGAATACCCCTAACAATTTTACCAAACTGCTTGAATGCACCTTTAAATGCTTGAAGAACACCTCTAATAATTAAGAAAGAAGCATATAAGTTTTCAGTTAAAAAATTAAATATCTTTTCAATTTTTGGTGCTTGCTTAAGTAAAAATAAAATAAGACCACCCAACAAAACATTTGTGATGAAATCCATCAAACCAAATTTCTTCGCCGCACTCATTGCTGCAGCACCGATACCTAAAGATTTCTTACTTTGTTCTAACCTTTCTTCTCTTGCTTTTTTACGTTCTGTTTGACGTGCATTTTGTGTTGCTTTTGCAGTTTTCTTTTTATCCTTAAGTTGCTGCTTAAATGCTTTGTCTAATGCACCAGTGATACCAATAATATTATCTAATCGTTGTGATATTTTTTCATAACTTGTTTTACCAGAAGGTGATATAACCGCCGATGATGTAGTTGTATCGACTGATGATGGTAGTAATTTCTGTGGTGATATTTTTTGTGCTGTTTCGTTAACCTGTTCACCTGTGCTAGTGATATCTTCGGAGCGAACAAGTGCTCCTCCTTTCTTTTTCTTTTTACCTTTCAGTTTATCTTTTACCTTACCCTTAACAAAATCTTTGGCAGCATTTTTCACTGCCTTCTTCCCAAGTTGTTTTGCAGCAATCTTAGGTGCTTGAGATAATAGTGCCTTACCTAAACCAATCAGAAGTGGTGCTGCCATCTTATCCTACTATATTATAGATTGCTTTAATAACCATTAATTCAGTGTTACCTAAATCAATTGGAGATATATTAGGAAGTTTTTTGCCAGACGTAACTGAACCACTTGATGGTGCCTGATTTCTTGATTGTTGCATAGTGGGTAATACTACACCAGTAAATCGGGCAGCTGCAGGTGCTTTTGGTGGTGCTTGTTGAGTTGAGGTTATCTTTGGTGGTGTGACGGTTGCATTAGGAGTGCGAGAACCAGTATCATTATTGTTTGTAGGAGTTGGTTGGAGTATTGATGCTGGTGTTGTTGATTTAGTTCCACCAATATATTGTTTCATTTCTTCCCCACCTTTTATACCAGTCAGTGTAGAAAGAAGTAATTTCTTTGCCATTGCCTGTGATGCTGGTCCTGTTTGACCATTCTTAACTTCCATCAGGTATGGTCTGATAGAAGGATCATCAATGGATGCCATCTCAAGAAGGGTGCCACCAGCGTTTGTTACTGCCTTACTTGGTCTGTAACCATCACTATAGTATCTACCATAACTTCCCATCAATGCTCTGTCTACAGGGGATTCATTACCACCTGGCAAGACCCCCGCTTTACCATATCCTCTAGCATCAAAATGAAGATCAATAAATTGTGAACCAGGATTTGATTCAACCTGACGCGGAACAGAACTCATCTCATTCCAAGTTGCAATGTTTCTAAATTTAATTACGTTAGAAAGTGGTGTGCCACTAACCATACCCTGCATCGTGTTGATAAGATGTGTGGTTGCCTGATATTCAGCAACACCTGTGGGGTCCATACCATACAATGCACCACCTCGCTTGTATCTGGAGGATCCTGAATTTGAGTCATCAGTTCCCTGAACAGGGCGACCATCAGACCCAACAGGTACTCCGTTCTTAAACCCAGTTGAAAAATGACCAGCACTGAAGGTAACATCATCAACTAGTCCACCACCTTGCATACCCATAACTTTTCCAGCCTTTGGTTTGTTAGTTCCACCACCTTCTTTATTCATAGCAAGAAGATTACTAGCACCATAGTAATTAACAGCAGGTTTGCTCATTACTATTTCACCTGGTTGAACTGCAATCAGTTGAGTATCAGCACCCATACCTGTGATGGTCTGTCCCGAATTACTAGTGATAGATCCACCACCAGTAAACAACATATCAGAAATATTGATTGATTTATTACTAATTAAAGATGGAATATCACCACCCATTTTTATACTTTGATTTAAAGAAGAATTAGATTTAGATATATTATTAGTCTTGTTATTATTATTATTTAAATTAGATGTGTTGAATACATTATCTAAATTGGATATATTATTGGTCTTGTTATTATTAGTCTTGTTAGTATTATTAGTATTATTAGTATTATTAGTATTATTAGTATTATTAGTATTATTAGTATTATTATTTAAATTAAATGTGTTGAATACATTATCTAAATTGGATATATTATTAGTCTTATTATCTAAATTAGATGTATTGCCCATTGAAGAAGAAACAATACCACCACCCTGCATTCCTTGAACTGGTGTTGATTCTGGTTTCTTAAATGGATTTTCTACCTTTGGTATTTCTGGTGCTTCAAACTTTGGTTTATTTTCTTCGTTTATATTATCAATTGGTTCCTGACCAAACAATGCCGTAGCATCATTTAATCTATCTTCTAAAAAGTTAAGTCCATCCCATATACCACTCAATGCAGCATTAACTGGTGCAAAAACAAAATCAAATACTGTCTTAATTACATCATTTAAAAAATCTATGATTCCATTTATAGCATCAATAATTGGTTGAAATGCTTTCTCTGGATTTTTCAAAAAGTTTAATAACCATAATAATGCTCCTCCCAATAATATATTTTTGAAGAAGTCCATTATCATATCAAACATGCCTTTGACAGGTTTGACCACTTTATCTGCTGTATCCTTTACTTTGCTACCACCAATTTTTCCCTCTGATTTCTTTTCTCTTTCTCTTTTTCTGGTGGTTTGTGCTACATCAGCAGCCTTCTCACTTTGTTTCTTATCAAACTGAAACTGCTTGGTCAGTGTTCCAAGAATACTTTCAAGGTTTTTTTCAATCTTACTTAAACTAGGAGCAAGAGTAAGTTTAATAAATTTTTCTGCTTTATCATCTTTTTCTTCTTCTTCACTTTCTTCAGAAGTTACTTCATCTGGTTTTTTTAGATCAACTTCTTCTTTAATTTCGTTAATTAAATCATCCAATCCATCAGGAATATCTTCTTTATCTTCTTTGCTTTCTGTTTTTTCTTGAGCAGTCTCAAAGAATGATTCTACATTTATTTTTTTCTTCTTTACCTTAAATCTACCAGTTAATTTTTTGACCCTTTTAAATTCATTTGTGATAAGTTCTGCCTCCTCAGTAGACATCTTGCTGTCAGACATTCTAGCAGCAGCAACTTTTTCTCTGAGCAGGGATTTGTATGTAGAGTAATCAATATCAGTTACATCTTCTAACCCAAGTAGAGTTAAAATTCTTTCATCAATTTCATCGTCAACTAAATCTTCCTCTTCTTTCTCTACTTTTGGAATAACAGCAAGCGCAGAAGAACTTTGAGGAGAAGGTTTCTTCTCCTCATCACCTAAGATATCTTTAAGTAGATCTTCTAAACCCTCTGGAATTTCATCCATTCTGTCTTGCCTTTGCTTTTTGTTCCTCTTCTTCTAGGTGATTCTTTAGAAGTTGAACATAAATGTCTCTTTCCCAAGGCATCATGTTCTCAATCTCAGTCAATGAATATTTATGGTACTGCATCAAGGAGAAATTTAATTTAAAATATCCCTCCAGATCCATATGTACCATGCCTACGCGAAAAAACTGGACAAACCCTCCAGAACGACAGTGCTTTTCTTTTTAGTCTTAGGGTTAGTTATCTTGATTTCATGTGATAATTTGGGCATTGTATTGAAGAACTTCTCCACTTCCTTAAACTGCACCGAATTCATCTGTTCTAAAAATTCAGTGATCTCTTCTTTACTACAATCATCAGTTGCCCAAACTTCCTCTTCATTATAGATCTTATCAATGCAACTTCCAATGATATCAAAAGACTGTTCCATATTAGACTCACCACTGAAATCAAAATTATTCTTAATAAATTGTTCCAGTGATGGGTATTTCATCTCCATCATCAGATTATCATCAATCTTAATTTGTTTTATGTGATCTTCGCTGAAATGAACTTCAATTTCATCAAGATTTATTTTAACAGGAACTTCAGTTTCACCATCATCTGGACAGATTATATTTACTTCCACCTCTTCCCCAACAGACTTACCTCTGATGTTCAGGAAAAGATATTCAATATCAAATGTAGGCAGTTCTTCAATATCAATATTTTTTGTAAGAACACATCCTTTAATTACAGTTGTAATAGCTTGTGTAATTTGTTTAGTATCTTCTGTTTCTAATGCAAGCACCAGTAACTTCTCTTCTTTAACTAAGAAGGGTCTATACTTGATTGTTTTTTTAGTCGAGGGTAACACCAACTCGTAAGTCGGTGTAGCAATTTTTGGTAAGGGCATAACGACCTATAAAGTTCAGTCAGTATATTTATCATCCAGATGCTATCTTTCTTTCTCTTTGAATTATTTCACCCGATGGCAGTAAAACATCTTCAACAACAAATCCAGGTCTGGAGTTGACACTTCCGATAACAATACCAGCATCAGTTTTTTGATTACGTTCTACTACACCTCTCACATACTTGGTATAAGCAAAATCAACAGTCATTTGAAGTATTTCTGCCGGTCCATATTGAACTGGCATTGAATTAAATCCTATAGGAAATGCATCGGTAAAAACATATTGCAATTGCTTTCCCTTTAAATGTTTTTCAAACTTAGAGAGATATATTGATGTTACATATCCTGCATTACCTTTTGGATAAGAAACTCTATATGTAGCGGTAGATTTCAGAAAATCATCTTCAGATCTTTGACTGGCACCTGAACCTATTCCCATAATATAATTCTGCCAACCCTCAAAGAAAGTTATCAAATCGTAGTTGATATCAACATAGAAATTAAGTTGAAGAGTTTCATCAAACTGCTTTCTATATGCATATCTTTCTCTAACACCATAGAAGTCTTGTGTCTGCTCATGAGTTGCTAATCTACTTCCAGGTAACGTCGCACTATTACATAATAATTCAATATTATTATTATATGAAATAGAATGTTCTTTCCTTATATGCTGACCTACAGCACCAGGAGGTATAAAACCAACTTGAAATATATTAGTCTGGGCCAGTTCACCAATCTTTGTCTTGAGTGCCGATATCTTTTGTGCGTTTCCTCTTGGTGCTCCCATTTATAAATAGGCGTGATTACTATTACTATGTATGGCGGGAACGATAAAGTCAATTTATAAACCGTCTCACCCTGAAAAATATCAAGGCAACCCGAATAATATTGTATGTCGTTCTTCTTGGGAACGTCGCTTTTGTCACTGGTGTGATCATAATGAAAACATTCTAAGGTGGGCATCTGAAGAATTCAGCATACCATATATTTCACCTGTTGATAATAGAGTTCATCGTTATTATCCTGACTATCTAATTGAAGTGAAAGAGAAAGGTGGCAGGATTAAAAAGTATGTGGTTGAAGTGAAACCAAAGAAACAAACAAAAGAACCGAAGCGACCTCCCAGAACAACTAAGACTTACATTAATGAGGTAAAAATATACGCAGTCAATCAAGCAAAGTGGAAAGCAGCAACTGAATTCTGTCTTGATAATGGTGTTGAATTTAAAATTATAACCGAAGACGAATTAGGTATCAAGTCATATGGAACAAGAAGATTACCTAATAAGCGACACAAATAGAATTGAATACCTTCGTGATAATATCATAAATGCAGGGCAACCTGATGATATGTTCTTAGAATTAATGTCTGTTCTAACAACAACAGAACTGGTTCCACAAGTCGGTAGATATTATACTTTTATCTATCAACCCAAGACACCACGAATTCAATATGATTCATTTCCTTTAATAGCATGTATTGGTGTATTCAATTGGGGGTTTAAAGGTATTAATTATCATTGGGCAGCATTAGGTAATGAACCTTTCAGAAATTATACCTGGAATGAAGTTGGAAACAACGATTTACATTTAGTATATCCGCTAGAACTTGAAGACATGCGTTCCATTCCATATCAAAATTTTCAAATAAATAACTAAAAAGTCAAATGCCGCTGTCCACATATCCTGGTTGGGAAGATAAAAATGGAAACCTAGAGGCATCCTTCCAGCAAAAGGTGGGCAATTCGGGCAGCCAAGGTCCCGGCGGGTCTGGAACTTTTACAAACGAAATAGTAGCAGTTGCTAATGATAGTACCGGTGCCTATGATATTTACTATAATAATAAAAGTGCCTTAGGTATTAGTTTTGGTAGGACACTGATTTATTCTTACAGTCCTTCAGAATCAAAAAATAAAGGTATAACGATTAAAGATCAAGATTTATATAGAAGAATTTATCAAGGAGAAGATGGAACAAAACAATTAAACAATATAAACAAAAGTGTAAAAGATGGTGTGATTAGAAATCTTCAACTTAATGCAACTGATCCAATTGTTCAACAAAATTTAGCAAAAATAAAACAGACAAAGGGTTATCTATCTCTTGGCAGTAATACACAGGTTGCCCCTGACGCAGGAGATGATGATGATCTTCCTGTTAAACCTCTTACAGGAACTGAACCAGTTGATCCTGGCGGATCTACAGATCCAAACGAGGAAAACACAGGGGATGATATAAAACCAAAAGAATCTTTCGATCCTGTAGATTTTAACAATGTTAGAAATAAAGGAGGTTTAAATTTTACAGAAGGCGGGAAAGAATTTCGTTATCCATTAAGAACAAATGTGTCCAAATTTGGATATGATTTCATGAGGTTTACATCCTTCAGATATGTGCCTGCAGGATTAAATTACAGTGATAATAAACTGACCGGATCATCTGATATAGAAACTAGACTTGGTCAGGAATCCCTCGTAACAACTATTCTACCTATGCTTCCTGGTATTTCAGAAAGTAATTCTATATCTTGGGGAGGCGATAAAGTAAATCCCCTTCAGTTAATTGCAGGAAAACTTGCAATGGGTTTAATTGAATCGGGCGCAAGTCTTGATTTTGGGGCAGTGAAGGAGGTATTTCAAGCAACTGGAACAGAAATTAAGAAAGCGTTGGAAGATGATAACACGGCTGCTGCAGTTGCTGCTTACTTTGCAGGTCAAGCAGTTGGTGCAAATGTTTTTACAAGAGCAACTGGAATTGTAGTTAATCCAAACCTTGAACTGCTCTTTAATGGACCAACACTTAGAACTTTTAATTATAATTTCAAACTAACACCTAGAGATGAAAATGAAGCTAAAGAAGTAAGAAATATTATCAAATCATT